TGCGACCGGTGCTGATGCGGCTGCAGTCCATCGGGGACCAGCCCTGCTTCATGGGGCCAGAGCCCTACGCCTGCCAGACCAACGAGCACGTCACCTGCATGGCGTGCGCCATCCGCCAGATCAAGTTCGAGCTGTTCGGACGAGCAGCCGCCGCAACGAAGGAGCAACCAGATGACTGACCCGACACCCGAACAACCACTGCTGACCGAGGAGCAGCGCGCCCGGTGCTTCGCCGCCACCATGGCCAAGCCGCTGCTCAGCACCCAGGGGCTCGCCAGCAAGACCCCGCCGGACGTGAACGACCTGATCCGGCTGGCCGCCTGGCTGCTGGGCGGGGAGGAGACCGACCTCTACCCCTACCTCAGCGGGGACACGATCGTGCTGGGCCCAGAGATCTTCGTGGCCCAGGACCACTCGGTCCTGTGCTGGAAGGGCAGCAACTACGTCCCCCAGTTAGACGACCTAAGGGAGCAAGCATGATCAACATCAACCAGGCCATCGAGCGGGGCCATCTGCGGTGGGGCGACGACATCAGCAACGTCGACGTCGAGACCGCCTACCAGGACCGCACCGCGCTGGCCGATGAGGTCAAGCGCGTGCGGCAGGAGCTGGCCGACACCGAGGAGGCCCTGCACGAGGCCGAGTCCGAGGTCGACCGGCTGATCGACCAGGCCCAGGCCACCAAGTACATCGACATTTGAGTCAACGAAGGAGCAACCATGAAAGCAATCAGGATCCCGGCTGATCCCAAGCAGCCGATCAGCACCATCGACGTGAGGTCGAACTTCGAGGCACTCGCCGCCGCCATCGGCAGCGGGTGTGAGTACATCGAGCGGTTCCGCTGCCCGCTCACCCCCGAGCTGGGTCTCGTCGGCGTGGTCGACGAGGAGGGGCAGTACAGCACCAAGCAGGCCCCGAACGAGAGGGCCTGGGCCCTCTACCCGGTGCCGGGCTACCACCTGAAGGGTGACGTCCTGGTGCTGGCCGAGGGGAACACCCCGGACGGGGTGGACTTCATCGACATGCCCGATGAGCGCAAGGCCCTGCTGGCCGTGATCAACCTGGTGGCGGGAGTCGACCGTGCCTGAGGAGGGCAGCGCGGAGCACGAGATGATCGACGCGCTGACCCCCGAGATCATGTCCGGTCAGGCCATCGCCGCGATGGTCTCAGACACCCCGAACACCACCCCGCCCGAGTGGCGGTGGATGGTGCAGACCCTGCGGGACACGATCGAGACCGACGGTGAGGCGCTGGGCATGGTGCTGGCGGGCACCGACACCCAGCACCTGATGATCCCGACCCCGCAGGGTCCGGAGAACCCGATCAAGATGCTGATAATGATGCGGCGAGGGGGGAGCATCGGCTCCATCAACTGGGTGGCCGTCGTCTCCGACACCTACACCCGGACGGTGGACAGCATGACCGGTGAGTACCCCTCCGACGGGATCAGTGCGTCGGAGGCGTTCAAGCGGGGGATGCCCGGTGCCGCCGAGGCGGTGCTGGCGCTGTGCGTGGCCCCGGACGGTCCGGGCTACAACGTGCACCTGCCCTACCACCGCACCCCCGAGGGCATCGTCTGGGACGAGCCGGAGGAGTTCCCACCCGCGATGGGCGGACATCTCACCCGGCTGATGAACGCGGCGGTGCTGGCCTGATGGGGAGGAAGCGCAAGACACCCGTGGAGACCGCTGCCGAACACCACCAGCGGATCTCCGAGGAGGCGCAGCACCTGCTGGAGGGGGGCAGGTGGCCGGACGAGATCGCCCGGACCCTCGGCTATGCCTCCGCGGGAAACCTCTCCACCTGCTTGAAGAAGTGGGGCTACGTGACCCTCGGGGAGCGGTTTGATCGCATCAACTTCGACGGCCTGGTGGCAGCCAGCCACCTGACCACCTACGAACGACGCAGAGGAGCAGCCGTATGAGCACCACTGACCCAGGGATCGTCTGGCGCCCGCGGTCGTTCCTCGCCGACCCCGGCAGCAACTACGCCCAGATCCTGCGGGCCTACTGGTGGCTGGCCAACGACGAGGGAGACGTGGCCTTCTACCAGGACTTCGCCGGCCACCTCTACCCACAGGCCAACCGTGACAAGCGGGTGGGGGAGAAGTTCATCGGGCGCACCGAGGATGCCACCCAGCTGATCCTGGTCCCGATGGCCCTGGTCCCCGTCGATCCAGGGGACTTCTGATGATCATCAACAGGAGCCCGACCCTGGAAGGGATACGGGAGCGGGACCGACAGGCCGAGTGTGCCGACGTCACCTGCCACCCCGGGGCGCACGACCGGCGGGCGCTGCTGCGTCTGCTGGATGCCGAGAGGGCCAAGGTCCAGGAGCTCACCGCCTCCCGGCAGCGGCTGATCGACTTCCAGGGGCAGCCATGATCTGGTGGCAGGTCCTCGTCATGGCCTTCGCCGGTGGGGTCGTCGGCGGGCTGGTGGTCTACTACCTGAGCGACAGGAGGAAGCGTGAGTGAGCAGCAGGTCATGGTGAGGCTGCAGGTGAGCGACTCGGCCGGGGACAAGGTGACCCTGGTGTCGAGGCTGTACGAGCAGGCGGTGGCGTTCTTCGATGGGGAGCAGTTCCTGCTCGATCGCTCGATCGACGTCCGGGCCGGGGAGACGACCCAGACCATGCAGGGCACCATCCAGGTGGTCATGTGGGAGGGGGACGCATGGTTCGTGACAGAGCCGCGATGAACTGTCCCGCGTGTGGGCAGCCGAGGGTCGGTGGCACGGCCATAGCCTGTCTGGAGGGAGGGCGGTCGGTGACGGTCGCCCTCCCCGCGCACTGCGTCAACCCGGAGTGCCAGAAGAAGCGGGACGAGGCGGCCCTGCAACGGGCCGTCGACAGCGGGCTCATCGACCCGTGAAGACCACGCCCATACCGGAGCGCTCCCGAGACCTCGTGAAGGCTCGGGAGCGCTTCCGGTGTGCTCGGTGCCAGATACCCTCACCGAACGGACACTGGCACCACCGTCGGTCGCGTTCGGTGCGCGACAGCCACACCCACTGTGCCTGCAACGGTGTCTGGTTGTGTAGCACCTGCCACACCTGGGCCCACCAGAACCCGACGGCGGCACGGGAGGCCGGGCTGATCCTGCTGCGTAGCCAGAGTCCACCGGGACTCAGCCCCTTCAAGACTCCGACAGGATGGGTGCTGCCGGACTGCGACGGCGGCTGGTCGTCGGCGCTGTGACGTTAGGCGGTCTAACCGTGAACGAGAATCAATTCACTCAACGAGTGGTCGACACCGCGAAGCTCTACGGCTGGCTGGTCACCCACTTCCGCCCGGCTGAGACCGGACGGGGGTGGCGCACCCCGCTGTCGGGGGATGCAGGCTTCGTCGACCTGGTGCTGGCCCGGGCCGGTGAGGTCCTGCACGCCGAGCTGAAGGTCGGCCGGAACAAGCCCAGCCCCGCCCAGGTGTCCTGGGGTGCAGCCCTCGGCGGGACCTACCGGCTGTGGTACCCCGACGACTGGGACGAGATCGTCGAGACCCTCAGAACCCGTCGCCCCAGCGCATCGGCCGCCCCCGTCGCTCGTTCTCCGCTCGGGTGAACGCCAGGGCCCGCTTCCTGCTGTGCAGGTTGAGGTCCAGGGCCGGGCCGAACCTCCCCGTCAGCCGGGCGTCGAAGTAGGCGGCCTGCCACTCGGAGCTGACCTGGGCATCGAAGGCGGCCTTGGCGCCGGAGAGCCAGAGCAGGCGTTCCAGGGGGTCGTGAGGAGCGTCGGTGAAGTCGATGCGCAGGGGTGCTGTCATGGACTTAGTGTACCTTTCTCGGTAAGATAAGCACATGCCACTGACCCATGCACAGATCAAAAGATTGTTGACACCTGTCCTCCCGTCCCGTGTCGAGAAGGTCCGCGGGAACACCTACATCCCCCAGTTCGAGGCCCGCGCAGAGCTCAACCGGGTCTTCGGGTTCGGCAACTGGGACTCCCTCATCCACTCGGTCGCCCTGATCTATGAGACCGAGGAGGAGGGCAACGACGGCAAGTTCCGCTGGAAGGTCTGCTACCGCGCCGCCTGCACGCTGACCATCCGCGACTTCGACGGCACCCCGGTCTGCGAGCACACCGAGTGGCACGCCGAGGAGTCAGCCCCCCAGCCCTCCCGTGGTGAAGCCCACGCCCTTGCGCTCACCTCGGTCGAGTCCTACGCCTTGCGCCGGGCAGCCATCAACCTCGGTGACGCCTTCGGCCTGCACCTCTACAAGGACGGCCAGATGTCCCCGCTGATCAAGGGCACCCTGCAGACCACCGACGTCGACTCCCCGATGTACTCAGCCGAGGCCGTGAAGCCTGCCGAGCCGGTGCTGACCGAGGAGCAGCGGACCAACCTGACCAACGCTCTGGGTGCGGTGCCGATCGAGCAGACCGACAGCCCCTCCGCCGAGCAGGTGGTCCAGCGATGAGCGAGACGACTGTCAGTCCCGAGGGCGATACTGCGGAGGAGCCCGTCTGTCCCGAGTGTCGTGACGGAAAACATTTCAACTGCACGACAGGAGCCTGGGATGACTTCACCGACACCCCCACCTACTGCCGGTGCTGGCAGCGAGGACACGAGGAGTAATAGTGGATCTCCAATTGCTGATGCAGCAGCCCGCGAGGCTGATGACGACCGACGAGCAGCAGATGGCGGAGGAGTTCTACGCCGCGTGCCAGTCAGCCACCAATGGGTCGGCCAGATCCATTCAGGCGAGCGGTCATCGTGTTGGTGTTTCTGACCTAGGTCACTGCTCCGAGCGGGTCCGTCGCTCCCTGAACGGGGAGACCGAGCCGGTCACCGACAAGACAGCGGCCTTCATCGGCACCGCGCTGGGCGATCACGTCGAGGCTGCCTTCATGGACATGTTCCCGAACATGATCCGCCAGTCCGAGGTGGCCATCACCCTGTACGGGGATACCGGCACCTACGTGCTGATCGGGCACCCGGACCTGATCGACCCCCGGGGCAGGCTGATCGACGTCAAGACCGTGCGCGGGCTGGAGAAGGTCCGCCGCTCCGGGCCCTCCCAGCAGCAGCAGTTCCAGCGGCACATGTACGCCAAGGCCGCGTACCTCGCCGGGATGTTCGCCCCCGAGGTGACCCTCGACCAGGTGAGCGTCTCCAACGTCTGGTTCGACCGGGCCGGGGACGAGCCCGAGCCCTACGTCCACGCCGAGCCCTACGACGAGCGGGTGGTGGAGGCTGCGACCCAGTGGCTGGACGACGTGGTGTATGCCTACCAGCACGGCGAGGAGGCGCGGAAGGAGCCGCCCATCGCCATGTGCGCCAAGACCTGCGGCTTCTACCTGGAGTGCCGGGCCGGACGCGGTGGACCGCAGGGTCTGATCGAGGACCTCGACACCCTGACCGCCATCCAGATGCACCAGGAGGCCCTGGCGCTGGAGCGGGAGGCCCGGAGGCTGAAGGACCAGGCCAAGGCCGCCCTGCAGGGCGTGGAGGGCAGCACAGGGGCCTTCACGGTCCGCTGGACCAAGGTCAACGGCGGCCACGTGGAGTATGACCGGGCCGCCTACATGAAGCTCGACATCCGCCCGATCCGATGACCACCCCACCCGGTCCCGGCTGGCTCGCTACGGCTGGCCAGCATGACTTGTTCGGCCATGATGGCGCCCTCTCTGGCGGCGCTGGCCGGGTGGGGCCTACGGTCGGTCGATGAGCAACCATCGAATCCACTTCGCCGGGTACGGGGACGCGATGCAGGCACGCTGCTCGTGCAAGAAGCGCTCCCCCGTCGGCAGCCGCTCCGACTGCGAGATGTGGCAGGCGGGTCACCAGCACGAGGTCCAGCGGATCAGGACCCATCTGGCCTCGCGGACCATCTCGCTGCCCAAGCAGCACGCCTGGTTCGTGGAGCGGGTCGAGGACCCCCACACCCCCGAGGACGACCGCGAACTGTGGCGGCAGCTGGCCGAGGAGACCGGCGCGTACATGGCGCGGAAGTCCAACCTGCTGGAGCAGGACCCGTTGTTCTAGAGGTCGAGCGCTGACCTCACAGCCGCGTCCTTAGATTCTAACAATTTCCTCAATGCCACAGTCGTCTCCGGACCCGACGGCAGGGTGTCGGCGATGAACTGGGCCAGGTCGTGGAACGGCTTGCTGATCTCCTGCAGCTTCTCCGGCAGGTGGTCGTAGGAGAAGTAGCGCAACAGCGGTGGCTGGTTCACGGTCATCATCCTTAGGTTGCCTAAGTCAGTACAGAATCGCCTGGACGGTTCCGGCTATCGGGGTGCCCACCATCAGGGAGCCGTCGTCGATCCGGTAGGCGGTGCCCACGATCTTGTTGCTGACCGCGTTGATGATCACCTTCCAGGCGAACGGACCCTCCTCCTGGAACAGCACCGTCAGCACGCCGGAGCGCCCGGTCAGCTCCGCGGTGCCCAGGATGTCGAAGGCCCCGAAGGAGTCCGTGGTGGCCACCAGCTGGAGGACCATCACGGTGGGCCGCAGACCCGGGGCGTACGGTCCCGACAGTTCGAGCAGGGTGCCGCTGGACTCCCAGTCGGTCTGGCTGGGCAGCAGCGACCAGGCCGAGCCGTCCCAGTACCAGATGACCCCGGGCTCGGTGTCGAGCATCGTCTGCTGGTTCAGCGAGGGTGCCGTGATGGCCGCGCTGCGGGCCGCGGCGTCCACGAAGTGCTGGGTCACCGAGGCCATGCCCTGGTCGGTCAGTCCGACACCGGAGGCGTAGGTGCCGAGCAGCCGGGTGGGGTGCTCCACCAGCATCAGCGGGGAGCCCGCGGAGCCGTCACCGGTCAGCGAGGTGTCGTGCAGCACCGCCCCCGCCGCGGCCGTGGTCGGGGCCTGGGCGACCCAGGCGCTCAGGGACGTGCTCCAGGCCAGCACCTGACCGTTGGTCGGGTTCGGGGCCTGCACGTCCGGCAGGTCGTCCAGCTCAGCGGTGGTCGAGAAGGTGACCACCGGCGAGTAGGGCGTCTCCTCGGAGCCGTCACCGCTGATCTGGGTGGTGAAGGTCTTGTTCTGGCTGGAGGTGAACTCCACGTCCACGCCGATGATGAACGGGTCGGTGGGCTGTCCCGAGCCCTCGACGTTCAGTGCGCCCTGGCCGATGATCTGGCAGCCGCAGCCGCTCCCACCGCCGCAGCATCCCTTGGCCATCAGACCCCACCTCTCGTCGTGTGCATCATGCCTTGATCACCTTTCCAGTAATGGTGGGGATGCGGAACTGGGCGGTCGTCTCGCCACCGGTGTTCCACCGGATGCCGATGGCGGCGAACAGGTCCGGGTAGGAGGTCCGGTTGAGCACCGAGCCGGTGCAGGGCATCCACCCGTTGGGTGCGGCACCGACCGCCCCGCCGAACTCGGAGATCATCCCGGGCGGGGTGCCGTCCTCCAGCCGCCACAGCGACCAGGTGCGCGGGTCGTCGGGGACGAGGGTGGCGAACTTCCGCACGTAGACCGGTCGCGGCCAGAGCACGTCGGTGGTGGGGCCGTAGTACTCGCTGGCCCGCTGGATGCCGAAGCCCGCCTCGGTGGACAGGCTGGAGCCGATCCAGTAGCGCGAGGAGTCCGGTGAGTTGAAGGCCCCGGGCTCGGAGTACCAGAACCCGTTGAAGTAGGTCTCGTCGGCGCTCCAGTCCTCCAGCCGCACACAGTAGGGCGCGATGCCCGGGCCGAGGACGTCGGAGGCGACCCGGATCTGCGGTCGCCGCTCCTCGTGCAGGATCCGCTTCTCCTGCCCACGCATCCAGTCCTCGCCGGTGATCGCGGTCCGCCAGCTGTTCTGCCCGCCCATCAGGTCGGCTCCGTTCCTGCCGCGGCATCGGGGTCCTGACCACCGTTGGGGGCCGGGGAGAGCACCACCTGCACCTTCTCGCCGCCACTGTCCACCTCGACCCCCACCGAGTCCAGCTTCTGCCACTGGAGCACCTGGCGGGGGGTGTCGATCGAGCGCAGCGGCAGCCACACCCCCGGGATCAGCTGCTGGAAGCCCACCGCGGCCTTCGGGGACAGGGTGGAGTTGTCCGGCACCCGCACGATCAGCGGCGCGGGCCACCGCCCGGCGATGTTGCGTGTCGCCTGCTCGTTCAGCGTCACCTGGGCCTTCTGCAGGGCCTCCGGGGTGAGGATCTCCGCCGAGGCGGCACCGGAGTCGCTGTAGGAGGAGGCCAGCTGCTCGATCGGGCCGTACGGGTACGTCCTGGCCGCCACCTCCCTGCTCCCGGCCACTCCGGCACCGTTGGTGACCGCGAAGAAGGTCGCCAGCTGCATCCCGTACTCGGTCACGATGGGGGAGTCGGAGAAGTCGCCGTCCCGCAGCTCCTGGAGCCGTCCGATGGCCCGGTGGGTGTCCCAGAGCATGATCCGGCGCCCCACGGTGGTGTAGTCGAGCCCGGCGGTCGCCGCGAGGTCGTCCACCTCCTCCCAGACCGTCCTCGACCAGTCCGCGACGATCCGGGCCTCCTTGGCGTCGTCGGGGTAGTCGATGGTGGTCAGGTAGGGCAGCACGTTGGGGTCGTAGGGGGCCAGACCCTGGGTCAGCAGCATCGCGGCCCGCTTGACCACGCTGAGCACGCCCAGGGACTGCTCGGGGACGGTGCCGACGGCCTTCTTGATCAGTCGGTAGGAGTCGTTGTAGCCCTGGCGCATGATCCGGCGGTAGGCGTAGGCCATCACGTCCTTGGCCTCGATCTCCACGGTCTCCTTCGAGTAGGCGATGCGGGTGATGGGCCCCTCCCAGACCCGCACGCCGTCGCGGAAGATGACCAGCTCGTGCATCCAGGTGCGCAGGGTGCCGTAGAGCTGACCACAGTCGACGGAGTAGCCGTTGGACCACACCGTGGCCCCGGAGATGTCGTCACGGACCCGGGAGAACACGATCCGGTTGGCCGGCTCCACCTCCCCGAGCAGCTTCTGCCCGCCCTGCTCGTAGACGAACACCCGGTAGGTGCCACAGCCCAGCGAGCCCCCCGGCACGGCGACCTCGGGCAGCGTCGGGCCGCTGGCGGCCGACCCTGGGGTGGCGATGGCGTAGAAGCGGAACGGGTCCGACCAGCCCGAGGCCAGCCCACCTGGCTGGTCGTAGGTGCGGACCTGCCACTCGTAGGTGTAGTTCTCCGTGAAGGTGTGGGCCAGGATCGTCCACGCCGTCGTGGCGCCCGGGAGCCCCGGGGCGACCAGCCCCGGCAGGGTGATCCAGCCGTCGTTCGGACCGAGCGGCGGGGCCACCCCACCGGTCACCTGCTTGGTCAGGCCGATGGCCCGGTAGCGGAAGTCAGCCTTCTTCTGCCGGTCGGCGGAGTCGGGGTCGACGAACCGCCAGGTGAAGGTGAGGTCGGTGCTGATGTCCAGGGCGGAGCTCTTAGGCGGACTAAGCAGGACCGGTGGGGAGTCGGTGGACTGGCTGCGGAAGGTGAACAGCAGCGACCAGGCGCCCCACTGGTAGTGGGCCCGGTCCCGGGTGCGGACCTGCCACTCCCAGAAGTAGTTGCCGGTGAAGGTCTGGGGGTCGAAGACCCAGGAGTTGGTCGAGGTCGTCGGCGGACCCGGCACCCCGCCGACGTTCAGGCCGGTGTGGGAGGTGACGACCGACCAGCCCCCCGCCGGGGAGGTCGAGGTGGCGGCCTTGCGGTACTGGATCTGGAACCCGGTCTGGTAGTCCGCCGGGTCGGGGTCGTTGTGGGTCCAGCCGAACTGGGCCGAGGAGGTCGAGGGCAGGGTCATGCCCTGGCCCAGGCCGTTGACCGTCAGCCCGGTCGGGGAGGTGGGCGCCCGGTCGGTCCAGAACGAGAACCCGCTGTAGTTGACCGAGTAGAGGCCCTTCTCGTCCTGGGTGTAGACGCGGACGTAGTAGAGCGTGTTGAGCGCCAGCCTGGTGACCGTGGCCGTGGCGACCTTGCCGTCCTTGTGGTACGGCACCCAGGCCGACCAGACCTGCTTGTAGGAGGCGAACTTCGAGTCCGACGACCAGCGGACCAGCATCCTCACCTTCTGCTTGCCCGGGTCGATCAGGTTGGCCGTGACCTTGACCGACGACCCGGCCTTGGTCAGCATCCCGTTGGCGACCGGGACGCCGTTCAGCTTGATGTCGCGGGCGATGATCGGCGGCTGGTTGGCCGGGGCCGGGGCGACCCAGTTGATCGAGACGTAGCCGTTGCCAGCGTTGCCGCCGCCCTGGGTGCTGGCCGCACCGGTCAGCCCGGCGGTGAAGGACGAGCCACCGCCACCGGAGCCACCCGGGTGCAGACCGACCGCCGAGGCCCGGCCACCACCACCGCTGCGCAGGCCACCACCGCCACCACCACCGCCATGGCCGGTGCCGCTGGGGGGCATCCCACCCGCACCACCGGGAGCCACCGTGGCGTCGCCTGCCCCCTTGCCGCTGTAGCCCGGCCCGGCGGGTGAGACACCCCCGTTGCCGCCCTGGACCTGGGTGCCACCGGTGGCCACGCCGGTGACGATGCCGGTGCCGAACAGGGAGCCGTTCTGGCCCGCGACGCCACCACCCGCACCACCGAGCGCCCCGTCACCGGAGTTGCCGCCCGCACCACCCGAGACAGCCTTCAGCGTGCCCGTGCTGGAGCCGACCCGAATCGCGGAGTACCCACCGCCGCCCCAGCCGCCGTTCGCTCCCCGCCCGTTGCCACCGGCGCCACCGCCACCGGCACCGCCCGCACCTCCGGTGGTGGTGGTGGGTGCCCGGCCCGCCCGGCCGACGTGGCAGTAGATCCGCTGGCCAGCCTTGACCGCCAGCTTGCCGGTGACCAGACCGCCCGGGCGCGAGCCGGAGCCCGCCCCGTGCAGACGGACGGTGATGCTGGTGACCTTGGCCGGGACTGTCCAGTAGCCCCAGCCGACGGTCGTGAACTCCTTCGTTGGCATCAGGCGATCCGCGACACCAGAGCGAGGTCAACGATGGGCTTGTCGGTCTGCTGCTGGGGCATGTCCACGGTGACCACGTAGCCGAAGCCGCAGGAGAACTCGGGCCAGTCCATCGGCTTGCCGGTGGAGTCGGTGGCCAGCGCGTCGGCCCGGCGACGGCCGATGCCAGCAGAGTCCAGGTAGATGTCGTGGTCGGCCCCGTCGATCACCAGGGTCGAGGACGCGGGCACGTAGGAGATCACGATGTCCCCGCAGAAGTTGCAGGGGTCGTTCTCGGGGTTGCCCACCCCGAAGGTGTCGGCGTAGAAGCGCAGCCGCACGTTGCGGGCCTCGCTCCCCTTGGTGGTCAGCTTGATGATCGGCACCACCTGGTCCCACAGCGGGATGAACTGGCGCGGGACAGAGAAGGAGTGGCGGCGGAAGTTGGGCGGGAAGTCGAAGCAGTCTGGCACCACGGTGGGCACGTCCGGAGGTGGGGAGAGCAGGTCGCAGGTCGGGTCGTAGACCGGGGTGTAGACCTCTGTCGGACAGGCCGGGTCGTCGTCCACGTGCCCGTTGCTGTCGTAGATGCCGCCCTCGGGGATGATGCCGCCCGCGTAGGGGATCTCCACCGCGGGGTCGAGGAAGCCGATCACGATGGGACGCTCCATGCCGAACTCGGCCGGGTTGGCCGCGGTCTGGGTCCAGGTCACCGACCAGGCACAGCCACCGTCGTTCATGTCCATCTTCGCGGTCACCACCGGGCCCACCGTGGTGGTCACGTCGTGCATCGAGCGGCCGATCTTGTCGTAGCACTCCTCCGCGGTCTGGTCGCAGCCCTCCTCGATGCAGGGCTCGCAGCCCAGGTAGCAGACGTCGGCCCCACCGCAGACCCCGTAGGAGGAGCTGTTGCAGTTGGCCATCGTGAGCACCGAGCGGAGCCAGCGCATCCCGTACTCGACCGCACACTGGCTGGCCCCCACCAGCACGGCGGAGAACACCGTGGTGCGGGTCTTGCGCCGTGGCCTGGAGACGTAGCCGCCGTCGATCACCGACTCGGTGATGGTGGCCTCGATGGTGGAGTCCTCGAACCCGGTGATCTCCAGCGGGTAGACCCCGTAGAAGTCATAGGAGTCCAGCCGGTCCGGGTCGGTCCAGGGGGCGTCGTCCTGCAGGGGCGAGGAGTAGGCCCCCTCCCCCAGCAGCCAGGCCAGGTCGGGCTGCTCGTAGACCGGCTTGAACCACTGCAGCTGGGCGTGCCGGGCGTAGGCCTCCGTGCGGGTGGCGTTGATGACCTCAGTGCCGTTGAACAGGACGTAGCCAGGCCACATCTCGCCCTCCTCTGCTAGACATACGACGCCGCCGTGAACCGGGCGAAGACCTCGGCCGCCACCGCCCGGGGATCCTCGGTGGGCGTGATGATGGTGACCCTCATCTCGGCCTTGTCCTTGTCCTTACCGTCGTCGATCTCCAGCCCGCTGTTGCGCGGCACCGGCAGCCCCTGGGCGATGGCCGACAGCGCGCGCACCGCCGGGTCGACCTGGGCCAGCGACCTGTTCAGCGGCACCACGGCCTCGGGCCCGGCCTCACCGATCATCCGGATCTGGGCTCCGTCGAAGACACCACCGGTGGCGGACTTGGGCACGTCCACGATGGCGGTCACGTGGGGACGGGGGATGTCGGGGATGATGATCTTCACCTTGATCTCCACCGTGCCGACCTCGTTGACGATGCGCTTGTTCAGCCCGGAGAACTGGTCGACGATGCCGTCGGCCACCCGGTTGGCCGCCGCGATGGCCTTCTGCCCCCAGTCCTCCACGGCGTTACTCAATGAACCGGCGTTCTTGATGGCCTTGTCCGCCAGGCCGGAGTAGGCCTTGGCGATGCTGTCGGCGTTGGTCTTGGCCCGACCCGGAGTGCCCGCCACCCAGTCGGAGATGGCCTTGCTGATCGACCCGGCCCCGGCGATGATCTTGCTGGCCAGCCCGGTGTAGGACTGGGCGATGCTGGTGGCGTTGGCCTTGGCCTTGCCCGGCAGACCCGAGATCCAGGTGCCGAACTGGGAGGCGATGTCCCCGGCCCCGGTGATGATCTTGCCCGCGAGTCCGGAGAAGGGTGCGACCACCTGGGAGACGACACCCGACACGGCCCCCGGGACGCCGGAGACCCAGGTGGCGAAGATGCCCGCCAGGTTGCCCAGGGCACCCAGGATCAGGCCGGGCAGGGTGGTGAACAGCCGCACGATCTCGTTCACCAGGTCGGGGATCAGGGAGTTGCCGACCAGGTAGTTGTAGAGGTCGATGAAGGGCTGCTTGATCTTGTCGATGAAGATGCCGATGTTCTCGGGCAACTTCTCCCAGGCCTTGGTGATCTCGCCAGGCAGCTCGCCGATCCGTTCCTTGGCCTTGTCCAGACCATCCTGGACGCTCTTGCCGATCTTGTCGCCGAGGTCGGAGAACCAGGTCGTCAGAGGCTCGAAGAAGGTCTGGATACCGGCCCCCGCCTCGCTGGCCCGCTGCTTGAAGGTGTCGAAGGCGGTGCCGTCGAAGGCCTCCGCCATCCTGGTCTTCACGGCGTCCCACGCGGTGCCGTCGGTCGCCTCCGTGACCCGATCCTTCAGGGTGTCCCAGGCGGTGCCGTTGGCCACCTCCTCGACCCTCTGCTCAAAGGAGTCGAGACCCTCGCCACCGGCGGTCAGCAGGGCGGTGTTGATCTTGTCGAGCTGGGTCAGCACATCGGCCAGCCAGCCGAGGAAGTCGACGGTCACGTCCAGGATGGTGAACAGCCACATCCGGTTGGTCGGGGTGTCGAGGGCGTCGAGGATGTCGATCAGCGCCCCGCCGACCTCGCCGAGCTTGCCGAAGAACTTCTCGGCGTCCTCGAACCACTGGTTGATGGTGTCGGCGTTGGCCGGGTCGGACAGCCACTTGTTGAGGTCCTCGGCGGAGTCGGCCAGCTTGGTGATGATGTTGTCACCGGTCGACTTGCCCTTCGAGAACACCGTGGCGATGAGACCGCCCACCTGCTCAATCAGGTCCATCACCCGCATGGCGCTGCCAGCAGCCTTGTCGAAGAACGTGGCCAGCGGCGACCCTCCCCGGGCCCCCTTGTCCTTGCCCGCATCGGCGAACGCCTTGGACACGTCCTCCATCCAGCCGAGGAAGTCGGTGATGTAGGGCTCCAGGATGATGAAGGCCCGGGCCAGGCCGAGACCGAGGTTGCCCGCGATCTTGCCGAGGGTGGTCACCATCGGAGCCAGGATGGCCCCCAGGTCCTCCATCAGCTTGTTGAAGCCCTTGGTCTCGGCCGTCTTGCCAAGATCATCCAGCAGTCCGCCGAGGGCCTTGGAGACCGACTTGACGATCGGCTCGACGGCCTCGATCACCTTCTTGAGGTTGAGCAGCCCACCCCCGTCCTTGCCGAACATGCCCTTGGCCGCGTGGCCCTGGAGTTCCTTCCACTCGTCCTTCAGCGACTTGAGATTCTTCTTCGTGTCCTTGTTCTTCTTGTTCAGCCCGGTGATGGCTAGGGCGGCCACCCCCAGTCCGGCCGCGAAGGGAACCAGGGCGCCGGCCACGGCCACCAGCCCGCCGACCAGGGCGAAGGACAGCGAGCCGGCCAGGGCCAGCACGGCCCCCGAGGCCAGCGAGATGGCCGAGGCGAAGACGCCTATCCCCTGGGCGATCACGCTGACCGCGACACCCGCGGTCACCGCGGCCGTGACCAGGCCACCCGTCCCCTTGCCCAGGCCGGAGAGGAGCGTCCGGAAGATGCCTATCTCGTCCTTCGACGCCTGGAACCGGGATACCATCCGGCTGAGCTGCTCACCGACCAGACCGGGCCACTTCAAGAAGGACGACATCACCCGGCTGGCCTTGGTCAGGTTGGCCACGAAGGAGCCGAAGAAGTTGAGGAAGTCGTTCCGGCTGCCCTTGCCGAAGGCCTTGCCGATGGTCTCCCCGGTGCCCGCCAGCTGCTCCCGGAACCGGGTCAGCCGTGGGGCGGCATTGACCACCGCCTGGCGCATGTCGGTGACCGTGGCGCGGAAGGAGTCCAGGTTGGTGACGGCATCGGGCAGGGCCTTGACCATCGCCTTGATGTCACGCAGGAACCTCCCTCGTGAGCGACCGGAGTTGTCCAGACCCTCGGCGTACCGCTTGACGCTTTCCTCCATCGCGTTGAAGGCCCGGGCGTTGTCGTTGGCGATGTCGTTGTAGGCCCGGGCCGCCTCGGCGCGGAGGTTGTGCAGCCGGTTGATCAGTTCGACCTCGCCGATGTCACCCTTGGCCAGGGAGTCCCGCAGGTTGGTGATGATCCGGTCCCCCACGTCAGGGAACAGCCGCTTGACCTCATCCTCAAAGCCCTCGCCCAGGCCACCGGCCAACAGCTGGCCGATCCGGTCGAGGCGCCCACGGCCGGTGGTGAGGGCATCCTCGAAGGACTCCAGCACCTCGTCCCCGGGCCCCGGCAGCCCGGAGTTGAAGCCCCGCATGTAGGCGTCGGACTGCCGCTGGCCCTCCTTCTCGAAGGTGGGCTCGGCCTTCCGCAGCTGACGCTCGGCGTCGGCCTCGAACCCGGTGCCGTCGGCGAGGATACGGACGTAGGCCCGTCCGATCGTCTCGCCGCCGATGGGCATCTCGTCTCCTTAGGCCGTCTAAGCCGGTGTGCGCTGAGCTCC